TGATACACTTCCTAGAGGTATTACATATATTAACAAATTGACATTTCAAAATGTAATTCAAATAGGAAGAACTGTTGGTAGTACAAGTAATGCATCATTAAGTAGAGATGTTACAGCTATCGATAATAATGGTGTTACTTTTGGTAACACAAAAAATGGAACATCTACTGATAATAATGGAGTTATTCCAACAAGAATATTTGGTTTAAGAACAGCATTAATATGATAACCCTAATTGAGGAATAATATGACAGTAAAAGAAACAAAACATATCAATAATTTAATAGAAAAGTTAGAAACAATTATAATTGATACAGATGATGATGAGCAAATAAATACTTTTGAGGAAGTTATTGATGTATTAGATAAATTAAAAAAGAACTTTTACACTTAGTACATTAAAGAGAAATTTATATGATTACTTTACTAGGACTACTACTAATAATACACGCCATAAATAGCATAGAATATTAAGTGTAAGAAAACTAACTAGCAAGTTTACAAAACAGAATGAATAATTTTAGTTTAGGTTTAAAGCTAGAAAAGGCACTCTATATGGGTGCTTTTTATGTTATAATAGTAAAGAGGTGATTATATGGATAGAGAAAAAACCGCTTTAAAACTCGCACTAGAAGTTTTGAAATATGAAAAAGACAAGTTAGTTGATTGGACATATAAAGAAATTGAAGATGATGGAACAGTTAATGTGTTCACATACAATGATGTAATTAATACAATTAATAGTATGATTGAAAAATAATCAAACAGTTTAAGACCACTCTTTATAGGGTGCTTTTTTAATGCAAAAGAAAAAAGCCTACTTTAAGGGTGATAGGCTTCTTTCAAGTTTTCTTTATTCGTACATCCATTATATCACCTGAATAAATTATGGTACAAATATTATTTCATCTTGCTACATACTGTAATTACAAAACAATAAGGAGAATGTTGATGTTTACAGCGTATCAATGGATAAGCATAATCGGTATACCTAGCATTACTGGAATGTTAGGCTGGGCGGTTAGGCAGATTATCAAGATAAGAAAAGAGAACAAGGAAAGAGAAAATAAGACCAGCGCCAATATTGCGTTATTAATGACAGCATATCAAGTACAGCTAAGAAGTACATTAATGGAGCAGTATAAGAGGTATATGAAGCTGGGATGTGTTACTGATGAAGATTTACAGCTTTGGATTGATATATATGAACAGTACCACGCACTAGGCAAAAATGGCGTTATGGATAAGCGCAGAGAGCAGATGTTAGAACTTAGAGTAGTAGATGATTATAAGTAAAGGAGTGAGGAATATGTTACCTGATAGAGTTTATGATGTATTAAAGTGGATAGATTTAACATTTATACCAGCTTTGATTGTATTTTTAGGAGTTATATTTACAGCATTACACTATGATGGTCAGGTTATCTTGACTATTATGGGTGGTTTTGATGTTTTTCTTGGAAGTTTACTGGGTATCAGTACGTTGAAATATAGGGGGGATATATAATGGCAGACCACAGCAAGAAAATTTGGAATTATTTGTTAAAGAATATTGGCAATGAGTATGGTGTAGCAGGCTTAATGGGAAACCTTAAAGCAGAGTCAAGACTTGAAAGCACAAACGCTGAAGATTCATACATGAAGAAAATGGGAATGACTGATGCACAGTACACTCAGGGCGTTGATGATGGAAGTTATAAGAACTTTGTAAAGGATGCAGTAGGTTATGGCCTTGCACAGTGGACATATCACACAAGAAAGAAGGCATTGCTTGCTTTTGCACAGTCAAAGAAGAAGTCTATCGGTGATTTAGATATGCAGTTAGCTTTTCTTATTGATGAGCTTAAAGGCAAGTATAAGGGCGTTTATGATGTGTTAGTAAAAGCAAAGTCAGTCAGAGAAGCTTCAGATGTAGTGCTGGTTCACTTTGAGAACCCAGCTAACAAGAATGAAGCAGTGCAGATTTATCGTTGCGGATTAGGTCAGGACTTCTACAATAAGTATGCTAACAATACAGAACCAGCAGAACAGCCAAAAGAAGAGCCAAAACAGCCTGAAACAGCGCCAGTAATTGCAAAGGTGGATAAAGTAATCGTTACAACAGAAAAGCGCCTTAATGTGCGTAATATTCCATCAACAGTTGGAAGCAAGCTGGTACATGATGCTTTACCTTATGGAACAGTAGTAACACTTGCAAAGAGACAGAAAGGCCTTAACAATGGCAAAATGAGCGAGTGGGGATACATTGAGCAGTATAAAGGTTGGATATGTTTGGATTATACTAAGAATTGCTAATCTTTTTATAAATATCCTCTAAGGGAAAGAGTCACTAATAAAATTTAGTGGCTTTTTTCTTTTTGCTATTGACTATTGCTAGCAATAGTAGTAAAGTAAAATAAAAACGCTTGAAAGTGAGGTAAGGACTTATGACAAGAGAAAAGATAATTAAGAGATATAACTTTTTAAAAGAGAGATTAGCTGGACTTAGAGAAGATTATGTAACTAATGAAAGAGACAATCACCCTACAGCAGATTATAAGTTAGGCACTTTTGATGGCAGAACATTCAGAGAAGCGAGAAGAGAAGAGATTCTAGCGGATATGGCAGAGTGCAAGGTAAGATTAGCAAAGTTTGAAAGGATGGTGAGATAGTATGGTGAAAAGAAATTTTTTGTTTAATGTATCAAGCAAAGTAAAATTTGATGATAACTCTATTGAATGGATAGATGAATTGGTAGAAGCACCCAATGAAACGGAAGCAGAAAAGATAGCCAAAGAGTTTTTGTTAGATAGAAAGAATTTTCTTATAAAGGAAATTATGTGGCAAGAATTAAAAGCAAGTAGAAGATATTTAAGCAGATAGTATTGAGGAAGCAAAGCAAATTATTGATAGATACATAGATTGAAAGGAGTAGATATGGAGATTTACAGAGGATTAACGCTTATGCGTAATGGGGTATGTTACAAGTTTTCTGATAAGAGCGGTACAGAGTACAGATTATCTTTTGATAAGACTAGCGGTGAGCTGGTAAAGTATCAAGCTAAAACCTTTAAAGAGTTCTTATGGATGCTTGATAGCTGTGATACTGGAAGCAGTATCAGTCATTCTAACGAGAAGTACATGAAGGTAACAGAGTCAGTTATTGAGAACCTTGAAAATGGCAAGCGCTATTTCAAGGGATTAGATTACTAAAGGGGTGAGAGCATGAGCAGAGCAGAATATATCATATGGAGAGTTGAGACAAAGGAACAAGTTAAAGAAGAGCATCCACAGTGGACTACACAGATGGTCAATAAGTACGTTGATGATATTGAAGCTATCTTAAAGCAAAAAGGCCTGATGGTAGTTGAATAAGCGTATTAAGGAGAAGGTATTATGAAGATTAGAGAATTATATAATAAGTTCGTTAAGTTATCTAAAAGATGCGATAAGGCCGAGAAGTTGACTGCTATGTTCCCTGATGAAGATTATTATGATGAGTTATTCCTAGAGTGCTATAAGGCAGAATATGAAGCATTTGATGCTTTAATCAAGGAACTGGTAAGTCTTACCAACATTGATAGAGCAACAGCAATACGCATGATTGATAGACCTGAGTTTATCCAACTTATGAAAGGCGGTGATTGATATGATGAAGTGGTTTATAGTTGATGAGTTTGTGGCATATGAAGCAACAGATGAGCAAGCTACACGTTTTTGGAATGAACACGCATATGAGTTGCATTGTTCAAAGATGGATGGAGAGTCAATGGTTCAGAGCTTTAAGAGCGTTTCAGGACTTATCACCAAGCTAATCCGCATTAATGCCAGCGAAGCGCCTAAACATATCAGCGTGAAAGCTTTTGATAAATGGGAGAGTGAACGCTTCCAAGAGATTGAAGATGGTGTATGTTGCTTGCAATAGTGATATAATGGCAGAGCGAGGTGAAGGATATGGGCGAGTTTAAGAAGCTTAGATGCAAGAAGGAATATGGCACATGGTTTTATGCAATTGTTAAGCCTAGTTGCTGGAACGATTTAGATGCGCCAGTGTATAGATTATTTAATGAGCAGGAAGAGTTTGTACAAGACTTTGCTTATTATGGCGATATGAAGCACTACGTTGAGACTGGTGAGATTATCTAGGGGGATAAGATGTATTTATTGATAAGCGAGTCAAGGGGCGTTGAATATGCCAGCGCCAGTAAGAGTAAGTGTGTCCATGAAATGAAGCGACTGAAGCAGGATGATAAGGATAACGGATACACTTTAGAGAAGTATTACATTGAAGAGGATGATTCAGGCTTTTATAAGGAAGGAGTACAGTAGTGGCCAAGTATACAGAGAAGCAGAACAAGTGGACTCAGGATTATATCAAGAAAGCTTATGATACAATTGTAATTAGAGTTCCCAAAGGCAAAAGATTAGAGTATAATGAGTTAGCTGGTAAGCAAGGTAAGAGTTTAACAAAACTTATCATGGAACTGCTGGAAGAGCAGTTGGAAAAGCAAGACACATTTTAAGACACGTTTTAAGACACATTTTTATACAAATACCACTTTTGCAGTAAAAATGATATTTGTATAAAAGGACATTAAAAGCCTTGTAAACAAAGGGATAGAGAGCAGAAGTCTTATAAACACTGGTTTAATGGAAAATGTACAGAGTGGGTTCAATTCCCGTTAGTAGCTGTCCTTTAAACCCTTGTTTTATAAGGCTTCTTTAATTTTTAAGACACATTTTAAGACACGTTTTGAGAAAATTTTAGAATAAATTAGATATTTTGTTGGCAACTTCTTTTTGCACTTCTTTGCTTTTATCTGCCAGTGCGTGCTTGTACACTTGATTGAGTGTAGAAGGTGTACGCCATCCGCCAGCATCCATAATATCTTTATCGCAAACCCCCATTGAATGAGCATAGCTTGCGTAGAAGTGCCTAAGTCGGTGTATACCAAACTGAGGTATGTTTAAATCTTTTTGAGCTTTGTATAAGAACTTAGTAATATTAGCAGGGTGACACTTAAATAACCCCTTTTCATTGATTGATTCAACGATATCATCAGATACATATATAGTTCTAGTGCTATCAGTTGTCTTAGTTGTCTTAATGACCCACTTCCTACTTTCATCCTGAACTATGGCTTTATTAATGGTTAGCTCATTACCATTAATATCATCCATAGTAAGTGCGCAAATTTCAGACCTTCTAAGGCCAAGGCAGGCCAGCTTTAAGGCCACTTCATAGTTTGTGCCTTTGGCGTATTCCATAATAGCTTTTATATCCGCTTCAGTAGGTATATATGGCTCATTTTTTATTCTTTGAGGTAAAGTAACCTTGAATATAAAATGTGGCCTGAATAAGCCTAAAACAGCTTTGACAAATGAATACATATTGAATGTTGTTTTTGGACTGTGTGTAGCAGAGTAATCATTGACCAGCTTTTGTATATCTACTTCAGTCAAATCATTGATGTTTTGATTCTTAAACTCTTCAGGAAGCACATTGTATATTGATTCGTACCCACGAACAGTTGAAGGCGATAAAACATTGTGCTTAGTCTCAATGTAAGCATAGTAAGCTTGAGCAAAAGTCATATGCTTTAAATGAGTTTCTATCTTGTTCAGTTTTTCTGTCATAAGTTCCATAGCTTCTTTTTGAGTCGGTTTATAAGGAACAGTAATAGAATATATCTTACCTTTATATCTTTTTCTAATTCTGTAAGAGTTCTTGTTTGCTTTTTCTATCTTCATAGAACCACCACTTTCTATAAGTCAAGATGTGGCCAAATACAAGGCCAGTTGTTATGTAAATGATAAAGTGTCAGGCCACAAGTATAAATGCGCCTAAATAAGCCTAAAATAGGCAGTGTAAGGGGCGTTAAGCACCTTGACAATTTAATTCAAGCCGAGAAGAGACTTAATAGCCGATTTGTGCGGACTATTTCTGTAAGCTTCTATAATCTCGTACTCTTCAGAAGTAACCAGCATATTAATATCAGGCTCATCATCCCAACCCATCAACTGCATTTCAGTCACACCAAACACTTGAGCAAATGTAGTTATCTTTTTCAAAGGTAAATCAACCTTGCCATTCTCAATTTTGGCAATCATACCTTTATTAGCATAACCAGTCTTTTCGGCTAACTGAGTTTGAGTCCAACCTTTAGCAATTCTTAATGTTTTGATATTCTCGTAAATCTTTAACATATAAATCACATCCCTTCAGAATACAATTTTAACAATAAAGTGTCATTTAAGCAAACATTTATGTTGACTAGGTTATCTTTTTATGATACTTTGTTTATGGGTATCATTTAATGATACCTGATAAATACAATTATAAAGAAAGGAGTGTACGATATGGCGGACATCCAGCTATTAAAAAAATTTATTAGTGATTCAGGTATCCCACTTTCAACCATAGCAAAGCGTGCTAATATCAAGCGTTGCACTATGTACAGCCGATTAAATGGCAAGGGCGATTTTACAGCTTTTGAAATTGTGGGTTTAACAGATGCTTTAAAACTTAGTAAAGCAGACCGAGAGCGTATTTTTTTTGCAAATAAGGTTTCCTAAGATGAAACATGGAAAGGAGAAAGATAATGCCGAGAGTAAGTTTGAATAAAGCTCAGTACAGACAGCAAGACTTTGTGAAGTGGTTAGCTGGTGAAATGTATGAAAAGAAAATCAGACAGAAAGACATTGCCGAGTGGTTATGTGTTACCCAGTACGCTGTGAGTTACAAGATGAAAAGAAGCAACTTCACTTTAGAAGATATGTTGGTGATTTTTCAGGAATTAGGAACAGACAGAGAGAAGCAGATTGAGCTTTTAACTATTTAGAAGGAGAAGAGGATATGAGGAAGGTAATTTATTTGATTATTGCAGTATTGATGGTTATTGCTTTTGCAACTGTAAAAAATCACATTCAGGTATCGCTTGATTGTTTTATCGCTTCATTTTTCCTTTTCTTAGGGATTATGCCATTAGAGGAAGGAGTAATCAATGAAAGAGAAGATTGAGAAGTGGCTTGATGGCTACATTGCAGTTATGTTAGCGCATAGTAACTATCCTGATTTATCAGATGAACAGATTTTACTTTGTTCAAGTATTAATTATATCCATATCTATGAAGGCTTTGATACTATCGCCGAGGTATTAGGACTGGATGTAATTACAGAAGAGCGTGTGCATGAGTTTAGTAAAAGAAAGTTTGTTCATAAGACAGCAACATATAAAGGATACGAGATATGCACTGTAAAGGAAGTGAAGGAATGAGAGACCCACTAGATGAGTTTGAAGAGTATGACAGAAAGCAGAATGATACAACTGGCGTACCAAAGTGCGTGATATGTGAAGAGCCAATATTTGATAGAGAGTATATCGAATATGACCAGCAATGTTGCCATTGTGATGATGATTGCTGTTATGACTTTTTCAAGCAGTATATGATAAGAGATTTTACCTATAACCAGTAAAGGAGAGAGCAGATGAATTTTGAAGATATTGTCAAAGCTAATGAGAGCATAAAGCAGATAGAGTTTAAAGGTTCTCACTATGCAGTAGTAGCTCAGAGAGTAAAGGCTTTTAGAATGATACAGCCAAATGGAAGTATCGTTACAGAGCTTTTATCTGATGATGGTGATAAATGCGTATTTAAGGCCACTGTATCAGATGCAATGGGTATGGTTTTGGGAACTGGTACAGCTTATGAGTATAAGAATAGCACTTTTGTAAACAAGACCAGCTACATTGAGAACTGCGAGACTTCAGCAGTCGGTAGAGCACTTGCAATGTGCGGTATTGGAATTGATATGGATATTGCTTCAGCAGAAGAAACTATAAACGCAGAAAACAATAAGCCTGAAGTTGTATCTAAAGAAGAAATGATGCAGGAAGTTGAAGCGAGAGCAAAGGTAATCGGTTACGTGAATAAGGTAAAGATGCCTAAAGAGAACATTGAGAAGCTTTGCAAACACTTTGGAGTTAAGAGCTTGAACGAACTTAACCTGAAGCAGTGCAATGAGTATTTAAAGATGATTGAAGAGAAGGAGAAGAGCAATGAATAAGACAATTTTATGCGGAAGATTATGTGCAGACCCTGAAGTGAGATATGGCGGTCAGGATAATAGTACAGCAGTAGCAAGATACAGCCTAGCAGTTGACAGAGTTGGAGCAAAGGAAAGCCAGCCAAGCGCTGATTTTATTTCTTGCGTGGCCTTTGGTAAGTCAGCAGAGTTCGTTGAGAAGTATTTAAAGAAGGGCATGAAGATACTTGTAGAAGGCAGAATACAGACTGGAAGTTATACAAACAAGGATGGACAGAAGATATACACCACTGATGTAATCATTGACCGCCATGAGTTTGTAGAGAGCAAGGGAAATGCTACACCAGCAGAGAGCGCTGATAGCTTTATCAATCTACCAGCAGGCATTGAAGAAGAAATACCATTCAATTAATGCCTATGAGAACAATAGGAAGATACGAGAGCGCAACAAGGAACTTAAAAGGTGATTTAATAGTTAGCTTTGCTGTAAAGGATGAAGCGGTTATTAAGTCACTGGAAGCCGAGAAGGATAAGGAACTTGTTATTGAAACAAAGAAATACAACGAGAAAAGAAGCTTAAATGCTAACGCTTATTTTTGGGTATTGTGCGATAAGATAGCGCAAGTGCTTAGAACCACCAAAGAAGCGGTTTATTTAGTCCAATTAAGCCACTATGGAGTTTTCTTAGATGTGCAGATACCCTTAACTGATTTACCAGTCTTAAAACGCCAATTTAGGTACGTTGAAGAGTTTGCAGAACCTTTTTCAGATGTGACAGTTGCTAGATGTTATCTAGGCAGTAGCACTTACGATAAGGCGCAGATGGGAAGGCTTATAGATGGAACAGTTGAAGATGCTAAAGACTTAGGTATTGATACATGGACACCTGAAGAGATAGCGAGAGCGCTAGCAAGCTGGGAAGGAGAAAGATGAAGAACATAGCCAATATATCAAATATAGTTCGTGAAGAGCTAGAGAGTAACCCTGCTACACGTAACAGTGATGTAACACTTTACGTTGCAATATGTACAAAGATGAACCCTGATGCTGGCAGGATGAGTTTTACAACAGTTTGGGAACATAGAGAAGAACTAGGCTTGCCAAAGTACGAGACAGTCTCAAGATGCAGGAGAAAAGAGCAGGAGCTTAACCCACTACTGAGAGCAACAAAGGAAGTTGAGGATGCGAGATATGAAAACTATAAAGCAGTCAAAGAATACGCAATCAGTCAGTAAAAAGCAGACTAAGGCAAAAAAGAAAAAAACTTCAGGCAATAAGTATCATGCAACAAAAATAGTCACTGAAGATGGAACATTTGACAGTAAGCGAGAGTATAAGCGCTGGTTAGTCCTGAAGGATATGGAAAGACTGGGTTTGATTAGTTCGTTGAAGCGCCAAGTATCATACGAACTGATACCAACGCAGAAGCTTGATACTCCAAGATACAACAAGAAAACAAATAAGTATCAAAGAAGTGAAATATCTGTAAGGTACATAGCGGACTTTGTATATGAGGAAGATGGAAAGTTCGTTGTTGAGGATACGAAGGGGATGCAGACAGAGAAATATATCATCAAACGTAAGCTGATGAAGTATGTACATGGAATAGAAATAAGAGAGGTATGAGAGTTTGGCAGATGTTAAATGGATAAAGATTACAACAGATATCTTTGATGATGAAAAGATATTGCTTATCGAGTCTATGCCTGATGCGGATGCAGTAATCGTTATATGGTTTAAGCTTTTGTGTTTGGCAGGCAAGCAGAATAATAGCGGTGTATTCACAATGAATGACAAAATCGCCTACACCGAAGAAATGCTAGCAACTATTTTTAGAAGGCCAGTAAATACAGTTCGTATGGCGCTTAATACTTTTGAAAATTTTGGAATGATTGAAGTTGTGGATGGTGTAATAACAATTCCTAAATGGGGCAAACATCAAAACTTTGACAAGATTGAGAAAAACAATGAATACCACAGAGAGTATATGAAAGAATACCGAAAAAAACAGAAAACACTTTGTGAAGTTAACAGTGAAGTTAACAGTGAAGTTAATGTTAATGCTCTAGATAAGATAAGAGAAGAAGAGATAAGAGAAGATAAGAATAGAGAAGATAAGAGTAGAAAAGATAGTAATAAGCGGTTTACACCGCCAACACTAGACCAAGTAAAGGACTATATCTTTGAAAAAGGTTATTCAGTAGATGGTGAATACTGGTTTAACTACTATCAGTCTAACGGATGGAAGGTAGGCAGAAATAAGATGGTAGACTGGCAGGCTTGCATTGCTCAGTGGAACGCAAGAGATAAAGAAAAGCAAAAACAGTCTAATAAAAGAGACTTTATGAAAGAGCTGGAAGATGCTTAGAAAGGAGCGCTATGACAAGGGATGAAGTAAAAAAGATTTTAGCGGTCATGTTTGCGACTTATAGCAATTTTAAAGTTGACAATATGACAGTTGCAGTAAATGCGTGGGAGTGGGCGCTTGAAGATTATGAGTATCGAGATATAAGCCTTGCATTGAAAGATTATATCCATAATTCAGGCAGTGGCTTTGCTCCAAGCGTATCACAGCTTATAGCTTATGTTCAAAAACCTAAAGAGATTGAGCTTGACCACAGTTATACAGAAGAAGGTGAAGCGTGGGCGTTGGTAAGGAAGGCATTAAGCAATAGCGCTTATCACAGTTTAGAAGAGTTTGAGAAGCTTCCTACACTGGTTCAGAAAGCTTTAGGTAGTTCAAGCATCCTAAAAACAATGGCACTGGATGCAGACTTTAATGAAGCGGTTGAGAGTTCCAATTTTAAAAGGCAGTACAGAAATCTAGTAGAGAAGGATAAGGAATATCAGAGATTACCTGAAGAACAAAAAATATTAATACAGCAAAGGAGTGAAGGCGTTGGAAGATATCTTGAAGCGTTGTAAAGATTGTGGCAAGTATTATCCGCTAAGTGAATATTACACCTATGAAGATAAGAGAGGAAGTAAGGATAATACCACAAAGTATTTTACTAGATGCAGGAAGTGCGAAGCAGTGCGCCAAACAACAAAGCGCAAGATGAAAACAAAGGTAGTTAATGACCGAGTGGTTACAGAAAACACGCTAGATATTGAGCGTATCAACAAGGAAGCGTGGAAGAGTGGCATGAGTTATGGACAGTATGTTGCAATGCAGGAGTTGAAGAAGCAAAAACAACTAAAGGAAAGGGCAAGGATACTTTCAGGTGATTAATTTGGTTTTGTTTGATGTATTGATAATCGTAGTCATGGCCATGGCGTGCATATTAGCCTTTGTACTGGGTTTTTTAACCGCTATTGATACAAAGGGCATTGATGAACACAGAGCTTTTTTAAAAGGCTATAAACAAGGCTTAAAAGAAGGAAGGAGAAAAAGAAAAAATGGCAACAGTAATCGTATGCGACAGATGCAAGAAGGAAATAAGAGAGAAGAACAAGAAAGTAGTAATCAGGGTAATGAGTGAAGCTATTAATAAGCTCAATACAGAAGTTGAGGTATGCGACACTTGTTATGCAGAGCTTGCGTTTCAGTTTCAGAAAGGAGAGAAGTAATGTACCCAGTTAAATATGTGGCTTGCTATGAGTACGAATTGATGTGGCTGTTTGCTGGCATAGTTGCAGGGTGCATACTCGCTACACTGATAAGGAGAGTAATGGATGGTATCACACGCAATAAGGCTTGCGAATGAGATAGCAAGAAAAGCGATAGGAAGCACGCTGGACACCATTGAGAAGGAAGTAATTGGCCTATATGACAGCAAGAACAATATAGGCGATTACTACCTAGCAGTTGATGATGTACTGGCGATTATAGACCGATTAAAGCAGGAGAATAAAGATGAAAGCGTTTAATGAGTTTACAAAGAACTTCACAAAGGATAGAGATAAGGCAATTACAGAATGTTTGGAGCAGGACAGCTTAGAACCATTCAAGGCGTTCCACGAGAAGTACACCAAGTTAGGAGTATACAACTTAGCGCTACCAAGGGATGAAGTATTGCAGATAACAGTGATGAAAGTTGCTTGCAATTCAAGGGGCGTATCCACAAAGCTTCAGGCAAAGGCTGAAAGCTGGTTAAAAGAGAGAGGACTGAGAACAAATATATGATATGTGAGTTATGCGGAAAACCAGCAGAATGTACCCACCACTGGCTTTTTGGTTATGGGGTAAGGGATAAAGCGGATGCGGATAAAATAACCGCTAAATTGTGCCATAAATGCCATAATTTAGCGCCTGGCGTAAGCGATAGGATACACGATAACACTATGGCAGAGAGATTGAGCAAGATGTATGGTCAAGCGCTATGGGAAATGACAGATATGGAACATGGATATACACGCAGAGAAGCAAGACAAAGATTTATCAAGAGATACGGAATGAGTTACATATGGGATGAGGTGTAAATATGGGTTTATACGATATTGTTGTTCCTGAATTTGGAACAAGGTTAAAGAAAGTGCTTAAAGAAAAGCATATAACACAAAGTAAAATGGCCAAGATGTTAGGTACAAATACAGATACAGTCAACAAGTGGTGTAATGACTGGTGTATGCCAAATGCAGGCGTGGTTAAAAGAATATGCGAGATATTAAAGATATCCGCAGATTATCTATTGGAGTTATCAGATGATAGAAATTATGAAGGCCAATACTGGAAAAACATAAGCGATATAGAAGCTAGGCAGACAGCAAAGGGCGTAAAGGAATATGGACAGACTTTAGAGCAGAACCAAGAGCCGAGCGTGGAAGAGAGAATAAGCTACATTGAAGAAGAGTTGGTGGATGCTTTGAAGTATTTAGAGTGGTTAAAGGATGGAATGAATGAAAATTAAGTATGAGGTTGAAGATTTATGCGTTGGATGTCCGCAAGGATGCAGGCATTGCGGAAGAAGTAAGGTAACAATACCAGTAGCAATAGAATGTGATATGTGCGGTCAGGATTGCGAAGAGGTATACAAAACAGAAGATGGGGATGTTTGCGAAGATTGTTTAAAGAGTTGTTACCATCTAACAACAGTTGATGATATAGCCGAAGATGTGGGCGCATATTTTGATGAGGACTGGATTGAGAGGAAATAAGGAGCAGACTAATGACTAGAAAAGAATTGATAAAAGCGATTGATGAAAACGAAGATGCGTGGAGTTGTCCTGAATATTCTTGCGATATGCCTGAAAAGGAAGGCAATAGCGGAAAATGTTGTTTGAAGTGTGCAGAAAAACAATTGAAGGCTTATGAGGATAAGATAAGAGCAAAAGTGCTTAAAGAAGTAGAAAAAGCAATGTATAACGAAGCATTTAAGGTATCACACGAAGAAGATGGGTTGCAGAAATGGGATAGTGGCAATTGGATAAGATACAAGCTATTTGAAATGGTTATGAAGCAATTAAAGGAGAAAAAACAATGAGTGATTTAACAGTAGAGAGATACAGATTAACTTTTACTCACGATTTAATTGTTGATGGTAAAGAGGTTAGACTTGAAGAACCTAAAGTATATCAAATAATGAATTGTGATGATAGGAGAGAAGTTGCAGGATATACAAACCATATAATTGATGAATTGTTTTATAGATTCAGGCAAGAGTTGAAGGAGCAGAATAATGACAATAATAATGATTGAAGCAACAGCAGAGGAATTAAGTGCAAATAGAACAGTTATGGATAGTGTTAATGATGTACTCAATAGATTTACCGACAGATTATGTGGTGTAAATAAAATTGATTTTTCAAAGGTTTTTGAAGAAACAGAGGAGCAGAACAATGATTCAGAACACTTGTAAATTAAGAACTAACAATTTTTCATGTGATTGTTGCGATGAACATAATTGTCAAAGATATATTGCATATCAGCAAGGCAGAGCAGATGCGATTAATGAGTTTGTTGATGCTTTAGTAAGTATCGACAAACAAAGAAAAGGTTTAGGAATAGATGTTATAGATGTGTTTGAAGTAGAAGAGAAACTAAAGGAGCAAGACAATGACTAAACAAAACAAAATACATAGATACATATGTGATATTGAAAAACAACAAAAAAGAATAAAAAGACATCACCCTCAAATGAAATTAAAAGGTATGACAAGAAACTCAATAAGGCTTTATAAATACGAAATTACACATTAAGGAGCAAAACAATGAATGATGCAATGCCAAAAGAAGATTATGAATTTATATCAACAATTCAACATTATATGCTTTCTAGTACAAATATGAAAAGTAGAGAAGCTTGGGATTTTGCTTTTTGTGTATGGCAAAGCAAAAAATGGCTAACAGAATATTTAGTTAAAGATGCTAGAAGTGATATAACATATCAGCAAGGAAGAGCAGATGAAAGAGATGAAATGCTTAAAAATGCTCATAGGTCATTAAGGTTAATATATGAAAAAGGTAAAGCAGATGCAGAAAAAGAACACACCGAAATGTGTAATTCTTGTATTCATAAAGTATCAAAAGAAGATATTGATGCCATAAGAGCAGATGCAATTGATGAAGTAATTAAAGTGATAGAGCCATATATTGCAGATATTAACACTAATGAAGTGTGGGCGCATAGTGACAATGAAAAAACAATGTTTGATTGGATATGTGCTTGGAAAATTGCTCTATATAGGAAGTTGGAACAGTTAAAGGAGCAGAACAATGACAAATAAACCTATAAGCTGGTTAGCATTGTGGAAAAGGCTAGGGAAACAACCTTTAAGCAAGACAAGAGGTGAATATGTGAAATGTTGCATAGTTGGTCAAATGTGGTATTGCCAATTAGCCTACACGCACAATGGAAGTGATTTTTATTTAGTGCCAATTAAGTTAGCAGAGAAGGAGCAGAACAAATGACAACAATGGAACTGATTGGAAAAGGAATAGGGCATAATTGCTTGAGTGATGCTTACGATTTAGGCAGAGCAGATGCAATTGATGAGATGCTCAATTTTATAAATGTTAGAATGTCGCATTTAGTAGATTTAGCAGAAGAAGATTGTAGAAAAGCTAACACTTATCAAGAAAATTATCATAGAGGTGGGTTATGGGAACTGGGTATTGTTCGTGATGAAGTAGTAAAGTTAAAGGAGCAGAAATGACAGAACAAGAAGCGATAGAAGCAATAAATAATGAATGTGAAAAAACTTTTTTATTATTAAAATGTTCAAATGAATTTGCAGAAGCATTAGCAAAAAGCATTGGAGCATTAGAAAAACAGATACCGAAGAAATGGCAATATGAAATGGTTAATGATGATGACACCTATGTATGCCCTTGTTGTAAAGAATATTGGTTTATGGATTATGGAAATCCTACAACTAATGAATACAATTATTGTCCTAATTGCGGACAAGCTCTTAAATGGGAATAGAATTTTCAAGGAGAAGAATATGGATATAAATTTTTTTGTTGAAAATATAGTAAAAGCAGAACAAAAACTAAGTGAATTAAAAGCATATGAAGAACATAGAGCAAATGATGATATTACCGAAGCTGTTTTGATATGTCACCCCAAAGTAACAAATATTCTGAAAAGAGCGCTACACGAAAACAATTTGAAAGACATTCCAATAATCAGTACACCATTAGCAGAAGAAGATAAAACTTATATGGTTACAGATAAAGAATTTATTAAAAATGCAAGAATGATGATGGAAATAAAATAAACATTTTAAAGGAGCATAACAAATGAAATATTGCCCTAAATGTGGACAAGAATTATCCGTATCTGATTCAAGGGTTAGACAGAACGGATATATCCACAGAAAAAGAGATTGTAAAGAGTGCTGGGTAAGGATTCCTACAATTGAGTTACCCACAGAGGAATACAAAAGAATACTTGATGAGAACAGAGATATAAAAGCCTTAATGAAGAAGGTTAAAGATATGTTATGAAGGAGCAGAACAATGAATAAAATATATGGTTTGAGATATGACAGTAAAGTATGGCCTAAAAGTCCTACAACAATATTAGTCATAGATACATCTAGCTGGGTTTTTGGAATAAGGATTGATAAGTATTATGACTATTGTGATTTAACCAAAAGGTTGAGGATTCATATTTTATGCTTCCAATTATGCTTTAGGAAGTATCAAGAAGATATTGAAAGAGAAAAAATAAAGGAGCAGAACAATGGCGAGAGCAATGATATGTGATAGATGTGGTAATTTCTTCAAGATTGAAGATGTGAGACACGGAGAAAAAGTAAACCATTTTATGATGGTTGGAGTTGCATCAATTATGAGTGGAAAAATTTTCGACAAAGAAAGATTTGATTTATGCCCTGAATGTAAAGAAGCACTAAACCAATGGATAAATAAATTTAATTTATCAGGAGAAGTAAAAGAATAGGAGCAGACAGATGAACGAGTGGACTAGAGATAAGAATTGCGTATCTATGGAAGATAGCATAATCATTCAGAGATTTAAGCAGAGGATGGCAGAAAAGAAGAGAGAGCAGGAACAAAAGGCGCAGAAGGAAGAGGAAGAGCTACACTGTGAGCAGATAGATTTTAACAAGTTTTTAAATCAATAGAAAGGGCAGTAATGAGCGTAAGGGATTATTCGTGGTCAGATTATGGAATAAGTAAAGAGAAGAAGAAAGAGCTAGGCAAAATGGCGCAGAAAAGCCAGTTTAAATACGCAGTGCGTATGTCGGCGTATATAACAGAACCTTACATTGCAGAGTGGCTTATTGAGTCTGTAAGCAAGCATAAAACATATGAATTGATAGAGTTTGATGCAAGACTTGGACACATACCTTGTGGGCGCACTGATTTTTACGCTCATAGGCGCAGATTTTACAAGATATTTAACAAAATAACCCAGTGGTAAATAAGGTACAAATGGAGAAAAGGAGTATTTTAAAATGGATATAGTGCTGATGGATGTTGACGATTTAACACCATATGACAAAAACGCAAGAAAGCATACTCAAAAAGACTTAATAACAATTATTAACTCGATTCAAGAGTTTGGAATGAACGACCCAATAGGTATATGGGGCGATAAAAATATAATTGTTGAAGGCCATGGGCGCTTAATGGCGTGTAAAGAGCTGGGAATAACCACAGTTCCATGTATTAGATTAGATTATTTGACTGATGAACAGCGAAGAGCCTACACGCTGGCACACAACAAGACTGCTGAAATGTCTAGTTGGGATACTTCATTACTGGATGAAGAGTTGGATGGCATATTTGAAATAGATATGTCAGACTTTGGCTTTGAAACTTCAGATTTTAAGTTTGAAGATGATGATGAGTATTATGGTGATGAGCGAGAGAGGACAATGGATGCTTATAATTTGCATGATGTTGACCTAGACAGATGCGCTGGTAAGTGGCAAATGCCTATTTTAAAGGCTACAAAGCATATTCCTGATGATTTAATAAGCTTTAACTATGTATTAAGCACTCAGGACTATAAAAAGGGCGTACATTTCTATATTGACGATTACCAGTTTGAGAGAATATGGAACAGACCTGATAGTTATATCGAAAAAATAGCGCCTTTTGACTGTATGCTAACGCCTGATTTTAGTTTATATACTGAAATGCCACTAGCTATGCAGATGTGGAACGTGTTTAGAAGCAGATTAATCGGCCAAATGTACCAAGATGCAGGGATAATTGTGATTCCTACACTTCAGTGGTGCAGAGAAGATACTTTTGAATTTTGTTTTGAAGGTATTGAGAAGGGTGGCGTGGTATCAGTTAGCACAATAGGAGTTAAACGAGAAGAAGAAGCCAGTAAAATATGGTTTGCTGGTATGGATGAAGCTATAAGACAGATAGAACCATCACACGTTGTTGTTTATGGCGGTGATATCGGTTACAAGTTCCCTTGTGGGGTATCTTACATAGCTAATCACAACTCAGAAAGATTTAAAGGTGAGTAAATGGGCGGTAGAGGTGCAAGCGCAGGCACTGGAAGAAAGGGAAACCGAACAAGTGAAGAAGATACAGATGTTCTAGAGTGGTATGTATCAGGTGAAGGTATGTGGGTAAATAATGCTTTAAGAGGTTTAAACCCTGATATTACTGAAAGTGATATGACAGAGCAGGAAAAAGGCTTTGTTAAGACACTAGAAAGAATGACCAATAGTGAAGATGTTGGTAACACTACACTTTATAGAACAGTGGATGCAAAAGCGCTTTTCCCAAACATAACAGATATGGAATATCAGGCATTAGTAGATAATGTTATTCACAACGATACTCAGAAGCTGAAGGTTTCAGAAGCTCAGAAGGCAATGAATAAGCTAAAAGATACCTTTACAGATAAAAGCTTTATGAGTACCAGCAAAGATGAAAGCATAGCGGAAGATTTAAGCTATTACTTTGGCAGTGAAAAGCCTATTTTGCTTGAGATAAAGACTAAAAAAGGCACAAAAGGCATAGATGTTATGAAGCACGCAAATGCAAGAATGAAAGAAGTGGAAGCAGATGACCCACAGAAAGAAGTATTGCTTGCTAGAAATCAGAGCTTTAAGGTTGATAAGAAGATAACCAAGAGCAAAAACGGATATCTCAAAGTTACAATATACAGATAATCGGCATTATAAATGGATTAATGCCCTAACTTAAAACAAATAGGAGCAGACAGCATGGAGCTACACCTTCAGTTTTTCGGTGGCCGAGGTGCAGGCAACAATCGAAAGAGCGCCCATGATGGAGATATCAAGACAAAGAATGAGCTTGATGTGTGGGCAGAGAGAGACAAACCAAATCAAACAGAGTCAGCATTACATATTATTAATGCTACTAAGTTCATGCAGGATGAGTATGGAGTTATGGAGAACGTAAATGATGTACTTGTTGCAGATATGAGCCAAGGCAGTGTATTAGCTTTCTATGACCCAGCAAATAATGAAGTTGTATTTAATAGAGCTTTCATGGATGCGGACAAAATCAAGGCTTCATATGATAACTGTGTGGCTAGTAAGTTCCATCCACCTTTAGGCGGTAAAGACCCTATTGAAGCAGTAACAGTTCATGAGTTAGGCCACGCTTTAGCTGATAGAATCAATGAAGCAAGAAGAGCAGGCAAGTATACTAATAATGATGTTAATTCAGAAGTAGTTATTAACGCATGGCGCAAGCTGTATCCTGATAAAGCTCATACATATCATGAGCTGGTAGACTTACCTAAGTCACGTAAGAATATAAGTGGTTACGCAATGAAAAACTACCATGAGACAGTAGCAGAAGCAGTAGCAGATGTATTCTGTAATGGTGGAAGAGCTAAGAAGTTTAGTAAGGCAATTGTTGAAGAGCTTAAAGCAACAGCTAAGAAAGAATTAAAGAGATAAGAGAAAGGAGAGCGGAAACAATGGCAACAGCAAAAAAGAGCGGTGGAGTAAAGGTAGATAAGCTACCAAAGAGAGGTGGATACAAAGAGCCTACTGATTACTTTCCAAAGGATGTAAGAAAGAAGCATGGCATAGGCGAGTATGCTAAGAAGAGTACAACAAAGAAGAGTAAGTAAGAACTAAAAGGGATTGTCCAAGTGGCAGTCCTTTTTTATTGCCTATAATTCGGTACAAACTACACGCCAGCATGAAAGATAATTAATATGCGAGAGTGTAATGAAAAGGAAAAACAAGAGAAAGAATATGGCAAATGAGGAAAACTTAAAAAAAGGAATAAAAACCCAGTTCAAAGCAGGCGAAGAGCAGGCGGAAATTGCTAGAAAAGGAGCTATGGCAAGCGCAGAAGCGAGAAGGCGCAAAAGGTCAATGGCGGAAATGGCGCAGATTATGCTTAATTCCAAGCTGGATAAGAAGGGCAAGGAGACAGTACAGCGCTTATGTGCAGACTTAGCAGATGAGGATGCAACAGTGCAAAGCTTAATGCTAGCAGGCCAAGTACAAAGCGCTATTAAGGGCAATACTAAGGCGTTTACAGCTATTCAGGACATAATGGAGAAGAACGCCAGCAAGCTTGATGAGAAGGCCTATGAGCTACCAGCTAGAGTGTTAGGTAAGGCTTTTGTGGATATAAACAGAAGGATAGAGCCAAACATGGACTATATCTTTAAAGGTGGCCGAGGTGGATTAAAGAGTTCTTATGTTAGCTTAAAGATAATAGAGCTAATCAAGAATAATCCAACAATGCACGCTTGCATAGTTCGTAAGGTAGGTAACACGCTTAGAGACTCAGTATATGCTCAAGTTAAATGGGCGATTAATGAGTTAGGATTACAAGACCAGTTCGATAGTAAGGTAAATCCGCTAGAGATAACATACAAGGCCACTGGTCAAAAGATATTCTTTAGAGCGTGTGATGACCCTATAAAGCTTAAGTCTATCAAGCCTGAGTTTGGCTACATTGGAATATTATGGGTAGAAGAGCGAGACCAGCTAGCAGGAAGCGCAGAGGAAAGAAATGTTAAGCAGTCAGTTTTGCGAGGTGGTATGCTTTCTTACTTCTTTGTATCGTACAATCCGCCAAAGAGCAAAAACAACTGGGTGAACATGGAAGAGCTAACGCCAAATGATAAGCGAGTTATTCACAGTTGCACTTATTTAGATGCGCCTTTGGAGTGGATAGGCCAAAAGTTCATTGATGATGCAGAACACCTGAAAGAGACTAACCCTGAAGCTTATGAGCATGAGTATATGGGCGTGCCAAATGGTGAAGGCGGTAATGTATTTGAGTATTTGACAATACGAGATATTACAGATGAGGAAATAAGCCATATGGATACTATATATCAAGGCGTTGACTGGGGTTGGTATCCTGATATATACACGTTTGTGCGTATCTATTACAACACTAACACAGATGAAGTAGTTTTCATTGATGAGCATTGTTGCAATAAAACGCCAAACAGCGAGACTGGCGAGTGGATATTACAGCACGATTACAACGATTATCCTATTACTTGCGATAGTGCAGAGCCAAAGTCGGTGAACGATTACAAAGACTTAGGACTTCCAGCAAGGCCAGCAATAAAGGGCGCTGGTTCAGTTGATTATGGTATGAAGTTCTTGCAGGGTAGAAGGATTATTATTGACCCTAAGAGAACCCCAACAGTATATAAAGAATTTACATCATACGAATACGAGAGAGACAAAGAAGGGAATGTTATAAGCGGATACCCTGATAAAGATAACCATACAATAGATGCTACTAGGTACGCACTAGAGCAATTCTATAACAGAAGAGGTACAAGCGCATAATGAGTATTTTAAAGAACATTAAAAGGTGGATAGGTATGATTTTTAATGGCAAGGCACAGCAGGAGTTTGAAGTTAAAGGAATAACCAACAAGGAAGTAACACGCTTTATTGATATGTGTGCAAACATATACAAGGGCAGTCCTGAGTGGGTGGATGAAGCAAACAACGTAAAGACAATTAATGTAGCAAGAACAATTTGTCAGGAGACAGCAAGACTTGTAATGCTTGCTACTGGTATTCATGTTGAAGGTTCACCAAGAGCCGAGTGGATGCAGGGCAGAATTGACAGCATATATCCAAAGCTTAGAAGCTGGGTAGAATTTGCTTGCGCTTATGGAAATGTTATTTTAAAACCTTCTATTGATTCAGTTGATTTAATACTGCCTGATAAGTTTATGGTCACTGAAGAAAAGAATAACAAGGTTACTGGCGCTATATTCCTTGAACAGAAATGCAATGAAAAGGGTGATAAGTGGTATACAAGATTAGAGTATCACCGATTCTTAGACAATGGCCTTTATATGATTACTAATAAATGCTATGAAGGCACAACTAAGAACGATATGGAAAAGAAGGTAAATATCGAAGATACGCCATGGTCAATGCTTCAGGAAGAAGTAGCAGTGCAGGACTTAGAAAAGCCTTTATTCTCAGTGCTTTCAATGCCAAGTGCTAACCATATCGAAGAGACTAGCGCTTTATCGCTTCCAATGTTCTCAGATGCTATTGAAGAGCTTAAAGACCTTGATATTGCATATTCACGTAACGCAGAAGAGATATTTGATTCACAGCGTATTGTACTTCTTGATGCAGATAAGCTTCTTCCTAGCAAGAATGTACAGCTTAACCCATTACTTCAGAAAAACACTAGAGAGCAGATGGAGCTTCCAAAGTTTGTGCGTAACGTAATGGGTAACGGAACAACAGACTTCTATCAGGAGATTAACCCAACACTTAACACAGCAGTAAGACTTGATGGCATTAACGCCCTATTATCACAAATAGGCTATAAGTGCGGATTCAGTAACGGATACTTTGTATTCAATGAAAAGACTGGCATGGTTACTGCTACACAGATTGAGAGTGATGATAGAAGAACCTTACAGATGATTAAAGATATTAGAGATAAGGTTCAGGCTTGCATAGATGATTTATGTTATGCAATGAACGCTTTTGCAGACCTTTATGAGCTTTCACCAGCAGGCGAGTACGAGATTAATTATGATTTTGGAGACTTAACATATTCTTATCAAGAAGATAAAGCTATGTGGTGGACTTATGTACAGACTGGCAAGATTGCTTTTTGGCGCTACCTTGTAAAGTTTGAAGGTATGACAGAAGAGGAAGCAAAAGAAGTTATTGCAGAACAGCAAGAGCAGGAAATGCAGAAGGCACAATTAAATCAATTATTTGGTAATGAGTAATGGATAGAGACTACTTCACAAAGAAAATAGGCGGTATGAGCTTTACAGAGAACGCTAACGGATACACGATAAGCCTTGATTTTAAGCCACTAGGCGAGAAATTAGACAGAGCGCAAGATGCGTTAGATGCTCAAGTATGGCAAGATGTACAGAAATATATGCCAGTAGATAGCGGACTTTTAAAAAGTGAGACTAATGTGCTTAATCAGACAGCTAGAGGTGAAGTATATTTGTATCCACCTAATTCAGACTATGGCCATTATCAGTATGAAGGCATAGTATATGTTGACCCAGTATACGGAAAAGGCGCTTTCTTTAGTCCTACTTATGGCTTTTGGAGCAGGCCAAGCGTGCAGAAAGTGCCAAGCGATAGAAAATTAACTTACTCACAGCCAAACGCAACAGCACGCTGGGGCGAGACAGCAATTAATAACCATGGAGCAGAGTGGTTAAAGTTAGTGGAGAGAGCTTTAAAGTGATAACACCTGAATATCTTAATAAAATAATACAAGGCGTAGAAGGCCAAGTATCATGGCTTAATATGTATTTAATAAAGCGGATGGCAAAACGAATTGTCACCGCTTTTAATACTATGCAGGATGAATTAATAATACCATCCACTATAAGCGACTATCATAAGCTTATAAGCGCTGGTATGGTGGGCGCAGAGATAGAAAAAGAGATAATAAAGCAAGCGCCAAGATTACAAAAGGAAATAAAGAAGGCTTTTATAGATAGTGCGGAAGAAATAGCCAAGTATAACCGCCACGAGGAAAAGAAGCTGATAGAAATAGGCGGAATGAAGGCCAGTGAGCTACCAAGCGACAAAGCCTTTGCAAGAGTGGCCAAAGAAAACCATATGACCATTGAGGAAGTAAAGGCGCTAGAAGAAGCATACAGCAGAACTAATGGCACACTAAAGAATTATACGCAAACAACAGCACAACAAACAGAAAAAGACTATCTAAGGGTATGTGATGAAGCGTTTATGAAGGTTAAGCATGGAGTGAGTTTAAATACAGCTTGCGTGGAAGCGCTGGATGATTTAGCAAGAGAAGGCGTACACGCTGTAAGCTATGGAAACAGAGTTGAGACCATTGAAACAGCAGTAACAAGAGCTGTAAGGACTGGAATAAACCAAGCAAACAGTGAAATAGTCATAAGAAGGTGTAGTGAACTGGGAACAGCCTTTGTGAAAGTATCTTCTCACTTAGGAGCGAGAGTTACAAAGAACAATGATTATACAAATCATAGCTGGTGGCAAGGCAAGATATATCACCTTGACTGGAATGACCCTATTTTAAGCCAATATAAGGCCGAAAATCACAAGGAAGATACGCAAGAGAACAAATACCCTGATTTTATAAAAAGCACTGGCTATGGGAATATTTTAGGCCTTTGTGGTATCAATTGCAGGCACACTTTTTCAGCCTTCTATCCTGATTTACAAGAAGATACAGAAGATACGTTTGATAGTGAAGAAAATGAAAAGCGTTTCAGGGCGGAACAGCAAGCAAGAGCTATGGAACGTAAGATAAGAGAGTATAAGCGCAGAATTGAAGCTTTAAAAGAGTTTGATGATGAAGAAAGCAAGGCAAAGCGCAAGATACTTAATAGCCAGCTTAGAACGCTAGTTGAGAATTATATGGCGTTTTGCAAGAACAATGGTTTAAAGCCAAATAATATGCGTATGCAAATAGGTACAAATAAAGAATAGATAATATCTAAAATAAGCAGATAAGGGGTGATGTTATGTGGGTAAAGTATAATCCTAATCCACATCATAAAAACGTGGGTGATTGCGTTGTAAGAGCGATTAGCAAGGCCTTAAATGTTGACTGGGAAAGCGCTTATGCAGGACTTACAACAATAGGCTTTACAATAGGCGATATGCCAAGCGCTAACCATGTATGGGGCGCATATCTAAGGCGTAAAGGGTTCAAGAAGTATTTAGTAGAAGATAAAGGCATTGATTGCTACACTGTTGAGGACTTTTGTGAAGATAACCCTGAAGGAGTATTTGTTTTGGCTTTATCAGGCCACGTTGTTTGTGTATGTGATGGAGACTACTATGATTCATGGGATAGTGGCGGAGAAATACCGCTATATGTTTGGAGCAAGTAAAAAGAGGTGGTTTAAAATCAGTAGGCAAGTGATATGGAGTAAGGTAATTGTTGAGGAGTTTGTAGAAAAAGGCGGACTAACTAAGCTAGAAGAACAAGTATTAAGAACTAGAGTGGCAGGATGGACAAGGACTGAGCAGTGTATGAAGCTAGGACTAAGTATGGCCACGCTAGACCGAGTTATTAAGCGTTTAAAGGTTAAATATGACCATTGCCAGCAGTACAGCGCTTTACTGCCAAAAAGAAAAAGCAGTGCTAAAGAATTATATATGGACACGCATTGACCATAATACAATCAAAACAGTATAATAATTATGTTAGATTTCATCCTTTCGAGAAATTAAGCTATGAGTTACGGAAAAGGCGCAGTCGGCAATTAGCGCCTTTTTTGTTTGCTTGATAGTTTTTTGACAGTTAATTGAGTGTTAAACGAGAGTTTAGCGCTCTTTTTTTATGCCATGATAGAGGTAAGGAAGGAGCTGATAGATATGGGAATGGTTTTTAATAATCAAACATTAAGATACGAGTTTATACCTGATAATATGCCTATGCCAAGCAAGCCTAATCAGGGTTTATTGTGGGTAAGTGGTGAAGTGGGCGCTAAGTCATGGATAGTACCACCAAACCAAACAGCGCTACTGATGGACTCAGAGTGCGATAAGTTCTATATCAAATCATCTGATAATGCTGGTATGCCAACACTCAGAACATTTGAGTATAAAGAGGTTACGCCACAGCAGGGCAAAACTACACCAAGCGGTATGAATTTTGAAGAAGAGATAAACGCCTTGAAGGAACAATTGAAGGCATTAACTGAGAAGATATCACAGTACGAGGTGGAGAATGATGGATAATAGCGTATTTAAGGCAATGAATAGCGGAATGATGCAGAAGTTTAACCAGTTCAGGCAGACAGTGCAAGGAGACCCAAAACAACAAGTTATGGAGCTTCTACAAAGTGGAAAGATGAGTAATGAGCAGTTTCAGCGCTTGCAACAGCAGGCTAATCAGTTTCAGCAGATGTTTAACATTAAGTAGATATATATTTGGCCAATTTATATATAAAACAAAGTATTAAAAGGAGATTAGAAAAATGGGTGATAATTCAATGAGTCCAGCAGACTATAAGGCTATTACAGATGGTAATAATGGTATGTTTGGCGGTGATGGTGCGTGGTGGATTATTATATTATTCCTTTTCGCTTTTGCTGGCGGATGGGGTAATGGCGGTTTTGGCGGTGGTTCAGGCGCTTCTAACAACTATGTGTTAGCTAGTGACTTTGCAACTATTCAGAGACAGCTTAGTGATGGTTTTAATTCCATTGACAATGCACTTGATAGACAGAACGCAGGCATATGTGATTTAGGCTATACATCATTAAGCCTTAACAATCAGACAAACATGAACATGATGCAGGGGTTCAATGCAGTACAGACACAGCTTGCAGATTGTTGTTGCAAGACACAGCAGAACATTAAAGATACTCAGTATGCTATCGCTACAACTGGCGCTGGTATTCAGGGCGCAATTAAAGATTGTTGTTGTGATACTGAGAAGTCATTTATGCAGAACCGCTTTGATATGGCGCAGTATAACTGTAACACACTTCAGGCCATTGATAAGGTGGGCGATAGAATCATTGACTATCTTGCAAATGATAAGGCGCAGGCGCTTAGAGACGAAAATCAGGCACTTAGACTTAGCGCTTCTCAGTCTATGCAGAATCAGTATTTAATTAATGCTCTCAGACCGACACCAGTTCCAGCTTTTCCAGCTTCTAACTTATACGGATATTGGAACAACAACGGATGCGCTTGTTCTCAGAACATTTAGTCATTATGGCATATCAGAGGTAAGGGGGTGTAATGCCCCTTTATCATCTAGGAATAGGGGGATATTATGAGTAACATTATTTACACAGTAGCAACAGAACAAACAACAGTTGCAAATATGCCTATTAATTTAGGTACAGTTATTAGAAGGTATGGATGCGGTTTAAATAATCAGGGGAACGCAAACTTAATCACAAGAAGCGGATATTATAGTATTGATGCAGTGGCAGTAGTAACGAATGATACTGGCGCTAGTGTAACACTCACTTTGGATGCTACACAGAATAACGCTAATATTGTTGGTGGAACAGCAACAGCAACAATACCAAATGGCGCAACAGTAACAATGCCAATTACAGCAGTTATAAGAACTTATACTGGCGTTGTGAATGATGTAAGAATCGTACCTGATATAGCTGGCTTAACTATTAATACGTTAGGCGTAAAGATTGAGGGGGTGTAATCTATGCTTAATCCAAAGATGTGTGAGATTATTGAAAGTGAAATAGATAAGATTACAGAAAAAGGCCTTACAACAAGTAATGTTGAAATGGCGTATAAGCTCATAGATATGTATAAAGACCTTAAGACAGTAGAAGGTATGGAAGCGTATGAAGGTGATAGCTCATACGGATATAGAAAACGTGACTCTATGGGTAGATACATCAGGAACGGATACAGCAACGAAGGTTATAGCAGAGAAGGCGGTTACAGCAATGAAGCATATGACCCATATATGAAGTATTCTCAGGCCAAGTACGATTATAGACACAGCAGAAGCAATGGAAGCAAGCAGGCTATTATGAACAGCCTTGATGATTATATGAATGATATCACTGGCAAGCTTACCGATATGATGCGTGATGCTGATACACAAGATGAGCGTGAGACAATCAAACGCTATATATCAAAAATCAAAGCTATGTAACAAGTAAATAAATTCGGTACAAATGAGGTTCAATCCATTGCTACACTTTAGTAGTGGGTTGAATCTTTTTTCATTCCGCTCTCGGTAAAGGCGCTATGTTTACAGCGCATAGCGCTAGATGTGGCAAGTAAAATTGGCTTAAACGTGAAAAAGAAAGAATTTGATTATTTCTGATACTCCATATTAATAAATATTTGTTACTTAGAACACAAAGAAGCCTAAAAACAACCACGTTTGCTGGTTCGATACCAGCACTTGCCCCTAGGGTAGCACCCTTACAGCTATAAACCTTTTGGTGAGTGGTTACGCACCTAAAATAACCTAAGAGAAGGAGAACGCACAATGAAAACTGAAGAATTAAAAGCGCAAGGCTTAACAGATGAGCAGATTGCTTATGTTATGGCCGAGAATGGTAAGTCAATTGCTAACGCAAAGAAAGAAGCAGAAGATGCAAAGGCAGAGCTTAACAAGTGGAAGAAGCAGGCAGAAGATGCTCAGAAAGTGCTTGAAGGCTTTGATGGCGTAGATGTTGACAAGCTAAAAAAGGATGTTGAGACCTTTAAGAAGCAGGCAGAAGATGCAGAAAAGACCTTTAAACAGCAGTTAGCTGATAGAGATTTCAATGATGCACTTACAAATGCTATTAGAGACAATAAAGGCTTAAATATCAAGGCTATTATGGCCAATCTTGATGTTGAGACCCTTAAAAACTCTAAGAATCAGAACGAGGATATCAAGACAGCTATTGAAGCGCTTAAGACTCAGGATGATTGCAAGATGCTTTTTGAAGCGCAGACAGAAGCAAAGCCAAAACCAGCATTTACAAAGCCTATGGGTAAGCCTGAAGGAGAAAAGACTTATACAAAGGCCGATATCATGGCGATTAAGGACAGAAGCGAAAGAAGAAAGCTGATTGCAGAGAATATGGATGTATTCACAAAGTAATTATTAAAACTGGCTAGCAATAAGGCGCTAGTCACTAACCTAAGAAAGATATGAGGTAGAAAAATTATGTCAGCAGAAACAAATTTAATTATGGATGCAGACCTTGCAAAGGTACGTGAGGTTGAGTTTGTAAACTTATTTGAAGAGAACGTAAAGAAGCTTATGGAAGCTCTTGGCGTTACAAGAAAGATTGCAAAGGCAGAAGGAACAGTCCTTAAGTCTTACGTTGCAGATGGAACACTTGAAGATGGTGAGGTAGCAGAAGGTGAACTTATTCCACTTTCACACTTTGAGACAAAGCCAGTTTCTTTCAAGGAGATTACACTTAAGAAGTGGAGAAAAGCTACATCAGCAGAAGCTATCATTGACAAGGGATATGAGCAGGCAGTTGATATGACAACTGATAAGATGCTTTCACTTGTTCAGAAGGGCATCAGAGCAGATTTCTTTGATTTCCTTGCAGATGCAGGAACAGAGAAGGAAGATGAAAAGACACATGAGAAGTACACAACTGGTACAGTAGTTACTGGCAAGACATTTCAGGATGCTATCGCTCAGGCTTGGGGTTCACTTCAGGTGCTTTTTGAGGACAATGATATTTCAGCAGTTTACTTTGTAAACCCTATGGATGTTGCTGATTACCTTGGAAGCGCAACAGTTACAACACAGACAGCTTTTGGCTTTACATACATCAAGGACTTCCTTGGTATGGGTACAGCTATCCTTAATAAGGATGTTCCAAAGGGTACGGTTTATGCAACTGCTTCAGAGAACATTGTACTTTACTATATCAATGTAAAGGGTTCAGGCCTTAACAATGCTTTTGCATTTGAGTCTGATGAGACTGGTTATATTGGTATCCATGAAGTTCCTGATTACAACAACATGACTGTATCAGATACAGTAGTTTCAGGAATTGTACTCTTCCCTGAAAGAGCAGATGGTATCGTAGTTTCTAAGATTACTAACTCAGTAGGCTAATAGAGGTGATTAGATATGGCTTATTGCGATTATAACTTTTACACAAGTGTATATATGGGGAATGTAATATCTGAAGCAGATTTTGCACGCCTTGCCGAAAAGGCTAGCGATAAGCTAGATATGATTACCTTTGACAGATTAGTTGATGGTTTACCAGCAGATGAGCGCACTGCCTTGAAAGTAAAAAAGGCAGTGTGTGCATTGGCAGAGAGAATATCTGATATAGAGACAGCAGACAGCGTTGGAAGATATGAAAAAGGTGCAGATGGTTCACTAAAAGGTAGAACCATTGCATCTATAAGCGCTGGTGGTGAGTCAATCTCATATGCTACCGCTACACAGAGCGTTGTAACAAATGACCTGAAGGCAAGAGAACAGATGCTATTTGAGACAGCTAGAGAGTATCTAGCAAACACTGGCTTATTATATGCAGGAGTATAAAAGATGTTTGATAAAACCATTACTATTTTTAATCGGTATCACAGCAGGCAAGGGGATACGTGGTATCCACACGTAATCCACAATGTACAGCTAACAATGGATAAAGCTTCTATGGTGGCCAAATATGGCGCAGAATCGAAGGATAGCGCTTCTTTGATAATAAATACCAGCAATGATATGAGCATTGATGGAATAGCCTATTTACCACCTAAAAAGTGGAGTCAGTTAGTCAATGAAGAATTAGGCGAGTATATAACACTAAATGATAATGCACTATATTTTGATTTTTTTATTGTTGGTGAGTATCCTGATAAAACGCCGATAGTGGATGATGAGTACACAGATGGCTTTTATAACCATATGAATCTAGAAAATGATTATGTATATGCAATTACTTCAGTTGCTAGTTATACATTGATACCTCATTTTGAAGTATTGGCTAAGTAAGGAGAAAGACAATGGCGGAAGAATTAAGATATGACCTTGAGAGCTTTGATATAGTCACGCAGGCGTTAAGGGAACTGGTAAACAGTTACCCAGCGTTAAGCGGTATGGATGAGATAGCTTTTAGTGTTTTAGATGCTGAAAGCGGAAAAGCAATGTTCCCTACATCAGGAGCAGTTATACAGAATCAGTTAGAAGATATCACTGGTAACGTAGAACAGCATTGCTTATATCCATTTACAGTTGTTTATCGTAGCGCTGGCTTATCAGAGAACAGAAAAGCAGAAGTTAAAGAGTGGCTTGATAACCTTGGTAAGTGGCTTGAAAAACAGCCTATAAAGGTTAAGGGCGCAGTATACAAGCTTGATAATTACCCTGAATTAAGTGGTAATAGGAAGTTTGAAAAGATAGAAAGAACAAGTCCAGCCTTCTTGTTTGAGACAAACGAGGATAAAGTTGAGGACTGGCTAATTTCTATACAAGCAAGATATATCAATATATTTGAAGTTGAAGAAGGAGAATAAAACAATGGCAAAGTTAAAGAGAAATGCGATTAGACATTACATCCGTTTTGGTTCAGGTGCTTGGTATCTTATCGGTAGAAGCATTGAGGACTTATCAGTTGAAATGAATGGTTCTTTTGAGCAGACAAAGGATGTTACTGGTGAGGTTTCAGTTTCAGATGAAGGCTACCAGCCACAGATGAGCGTTGAGCCATATTACGCCGACCCTGAAGATGCTATTTATGACACACTTAAAGACTTAGCAATGAACCGCAAGTCAGGTGATGATGCAAAGGCAGAGTTCCTTGAGGTATGGATTGATGACGATAGCGCTTCAGAGCATACAGCATGGACAGAAGATTGCAAGATTGAAATTGCTTCTTATGGTGGTTCAACAGCAGGCGCTCAGATTTCATACAACATTTGGATGGATGGAGACAGAAAGTCAGGCAACGTTACATACTCAGGCAAAGTGCCTACATTCGTTGCAACAGAAGGCTAATTAAAACAATACGAGGTGCGGAATGAATAAAGAAACAATTGTAATTGATGATGGTTTAAAATGTTTTGAACTTGCAAACAAAAATGGTGAAGTTTTTGCAGAATTAATATTTAACCCAGCAGACACAAGCATAATAAGTAGATATGATGCTTTAATTAGCTGGTTTAGAGATTATGATTATGATTCTGAAACAGACTCAGTTGAGTTCATAAAGAAATTCAATACTGATGTATCTCAAGAGTTTAACAATCTTTTTAAAAGAAATGTATCAGAAAGCTTATTTAAAGTTTATGAACCTATGGCAATTATGGGAAATGGTGATTTTTTTGCTGAGATTCTTATTAGTTACATAGGACAAATAATAGAAAAAGAACTTGATGTAAAGCTTAAAGAGAAGCAGGCCAAAATCAAAAAAGCCACAGCAAAGTATAAGTAATTATGAATAATTGGTCATTGCCTACCTCACTTGAAATAAGTGGGGTAGCTTGGCAAATAAGGACAGATTATAGAGCAATAATCGACATAATGATTATTTTCAACAGTGCAGAGTATGAAGCGGATGAAAAGTGGCTTATCGCATTAAATATTCTGTATATCAACTTTGATAATATGCCTAAGTCAATGTATCAAGAAGCGTGTGAAAAAGCGACATGGTTTATAGATTTAGGGCAGACAGAGAATGATAACAATGGTCATATTGCTAAAGATAAAACAAAGCTCATGGACTGGGAACAAGATGCAAACCTTATAATCCCAGCAATTAATAGAGTAATCGGCAAAGAGGTTAGAAGCCTTGAATATATGCACTGGTGGACTTTTATGGGCGCATATATGGAAATAGGTGAGTGTACTTATGCCACAGTAATAAGCATAAGAAATAAGAGAGCAAAAGGAAAGAAATTAGAGAAGTGGGAACAAGAATACTTGACCCAAAATAAATCCATAGTGGAGCTGTACCACAAAAAGACTGAAGAAGAGTTAGAAGAAGAGCGCAGATTAATTGAGCTTTTCGGTTAGGTGGTGCAATGGAAAACAAGTTTACCATAAATACAGAGTTGAACCCTGAAGGCGTTGTATCAGGAGTAGAAGAGATAAAGAAAACGCTTGAGCAAACTGGTTCGACTGGACAAGAAGCAGGGCGCAAGTTAGGTCAAAATATGGAAAGAGGACTTAACAGCGCCCTTGTTAATATGCAAAGTGTAGTAGATAAGGCTATATCAGGTTTAAAGATAAAAGAGAATATCGTTGATACTAAAGATATGGGGTATTCAAAAGAAGGAATACAAAGCTTGATTGCTGATTACAGAACACTTAGGGCGGAAATGTTGGAGTTAGGCGCTCAAAGAGATGCTGTAATGAGCAAAATGGCCAGTGTTGAAAATAACAACATGGATATAGAAAATCTTAGATACTATAAAGAACTAGATAATGAGCTTGAGCAGTTAGATTTTAAATACGGAAAATTAGGGGAAAAATTAGAAACTGTCAATACTGTATTACGCAATGCTGGGGTAGATACAAAAAAGCTTGCCGAAGAGCAGGATAGAACAGCGCAAGCAACTGATAAAGCAACAAATAATTTCAATCGGCTAAATAACACAGCCAAAAGAAGCACTGGTATTTTTGACAGCTTGAAAAATACCATTTCTAAAGTATTCCGCAAGCTTTTTTTAGGCACTAAAAACGCAAATAATAGTTTTACTTCAGGTTTAAAAACAGTATTAAAGTATGCTTTTGGCATAAGCACATTGGTAGTGCTTACAAATAAGCTTAGAAACGCAATTAAAGATGGTTATGCACATTTGTCTAAATATTCATCAGAAGTTAGAAAAGAGCTTTTGACTGTAACTTCAGCATTAGGACAGTTTAAAAATCAAATAGGAGCTTCTTTTCAACCTATTATTGCTTATGTTGCGCCGATATTAAAGAACCTTATTAATTTACTCACTCAGGCAACAGTAGCAATCACAAACTTTTTTGCTACACTCACTGGACAGTCTTATATATATAAAGCGGTTGATGATGTAACAGAGCTTGCAAATGGTTTTGGTTCAGCTACTGATAAAGCAAAAGAGCTAAAAAATGCTACTTCAGGACTTGATGAGTTAAATGTTATTAACAAAAATGATTCGTCAAGTGGCGGTGGCGGTGGTAGCACTGGAACTTTTGAAAAAGTACCAGTTGAACCTTCAGCTTTTGCACAGCTTTTAAAGGATATGATAAATGCTGGTGACTGGGAAGGTTTAGGAAAAACAATTGCAGAAAAGCTTGCAGATGCCTTAAAAAGTATAGATTGGGATGAGATAAGAAGAAAAGCAAGAGAAACTGGCGAGAATTTTTCGGCTTTCTTAAAAGGACTTTTTGACCCTGATGAAGAACTATTTAGAGAAATAGGTATTACAATTGCAGAAGGTATTAATACAGCGTTTGAGTTTTTGGATGGTTTATTTGCAGATGAAGAAACGTGGAAGAACTTAGGAACTTCACTAGCAGATGGACTAGATGGATTTTTAGACTCTATCGATACAGAGTTAATAGGTCAGACAATCAGTGATGCAATATTAGGCGCAATTGAACTTGCAAAGGCATTTTTTGAAGAAGGACAAGCTAATGAAACATTTACAAAGCTTGGAAGAAAAATAGGAGAGCTTATTGAGAATATCAATTGGACAGAAATACTTAAAGGCATAGGTGATGTTATTGTCTTAGCAATTCAAAGCGCAATAGATATTTGGGATGGAACTTTTGACGGACACCCAATAGCAGAAAAGATTGCAAAGATTATTGCAGGAGCTTTCTTTGGAGCAAAGATAGCTAGTATGTTTGCAGATGGTTTTGCTAGACTGTTTAGAACAAAGGCTGTTGAGTCGGCATTTGCAAACGCTGGAACTAATTTAGGCAATGTATTTGCGCTTAAATTTGGATTATGCGTTGCTTCAGCAATGGCAGGCCTTGAATTTGGTAAAGATATTGGTGAACAGATATTCCCTGAAGATAAAGAACTTTATGAAAACTTTGGTCTATCAGATATTGGTGGATTAATCAAAGATGCTATAAAAGATTTTACTGGATTGGACAAGTCTTTTTCACAAGGCGCAAGCCATATGAAGGATATGGCAGATTACACAAGACAGTTCTATGTTACGTGGGATAACTTTACTGGTGATGATGCAGTTGGTTATTTTGCAAGGTCATTAAAAGGACTTTCAAGAGGTTTTGAAACTTCAGGTGAAGTTGTTGATATGTTAGAGCAGAAGATGGATAAAGCTAAAACCCATCTTAAACAGATAACACAAGCAGATATTGATTATTACACCACCATGTACGATTTAACAGAAGAAGATTTAGAACAGTTGTCAGGCCATTTCGCCAACCTACACGAAGATGAAGAAAAAGTATATCAGGTATTTAAAGATGGTTTTGGCTGGAATTTCTATGATGATTATACAGAGATTCATTTGATTTCAGGTATTTTAAGAGACCTTGAAAAAGACAACATTGCAGTCGGTGATTCTTTGGATTATGCACAAAACTATATGTACAAGTGGTATGGCGCAGGAACTATCTTTAGTAAGGTGTCTCAGGAAACAGCAGATAATGTAAGCAATTTCTTTGAAAAGTTATCTAATGGTAATTTGAAAGTTGATGAAGGTGCAGGAAAATTAAGCACAGCAATTCCATACTGGCGTAATTTTAAAGAAGAGGTGCATGAGTTAGGCGATTTTTCAGAAGTAAGCAGTAAAAAAGTTGAATTGACAATAGAACCAATCGAAAAAGTGGGTAATGCAACTAAGGATACAGTTAATAACTTTGTCCGTTTCAAAGATGCAAACAAATTATTAAGGGATGGTCTTGATGAGTCAATAAGAAAGACAGAAGAAACAAACACTGCCATAGAAAAAATGGGTGAAAAATCTGAGGAACTTAATACAGTATGGACTGATTCTTTCACTTCTTTGTCAGATGGAACACTAGAAATAATGAATACGTTTAAGACAGCTATGGATGAAGTATTAAATGGAATTATCACAAGCGTAGAGGTTACTTGCAATAGCGTTATTAATGGTATCAATATGATGATTACTGCTTTGAACAGTATCCAAATTGATATACCTGATATGACAGACCCATTAAGCGGTAAAGTGTACGCAGGACAGCATATTAATTTTGCGATACCAACACTAAGTAATGTTGCAATACCTAGACTTGCAAGAGGTGCGGTAATACCAGCAAACAGAGAGTTTATGGCAGTCCTTGGAGACCAGCACAATGGTACAAACGTAGAAGCGCCACTTGATACAATTAAGCAAGCATTGATAGAAGCGTTAGACGATTCAAGCTTTATTAGTTACTTAGCTTCTATCAGTGATTACACAAGAGTAACCTCAGAAAAGGATATGAGCGTAAGAATAGGCGATAGAGATATTGCAAGGGCAAATATCAGAGGACAGAGACAGATGGGTAGAACGCTTATAACAAGCGTATAAGGAGTAATATGGCACATAAAAACACTAATTTAATAGTGGTTAATGGTTTACCACTACCAGCGCCTGATGCAGGCTTTTCAATCATTGACAGTCAGTTTGTTGATGCTTCTAGAAATGCAAAAGGCGCAGTTGTTGGCCAGTTAGTAGGCAGAAGGATATGGAAAATAGATGGCCTTAAATGGTCAAACCTAGAAGTCGAAAAGTGGGCGCAGATAAAAGAAGCATTAAAGCCTTTTTATGTGTCAGTAACCTTTACTGATGATACAAACAAAAGGCAGACAGTAACAATGTATCCTAGTGATACAACTGGCAGACCGCTAAGAGCAAGCGGACTCAGCTACACCAAGATGAAGGAAGTAGGATTCAATCTGATAGATTGCGGATGGTAAAGTATGCACAATGTAAGTACAGCCTATAAAAGGGCAATGGACAAACCAATAAGAGGTATTGGATATATCCAAGTAGGTTTAGGCGTAATAAGCCTAGAAGCGCAGGCCAGCGCCAATGTGGATGATAATACACTTTCATACTGGTCAAACCCTAGCAATTTATTTAACAACAACGAACCTAGTGGCGAGTATGCGACTTTAGAAGAGAACTTCATGAAGGCAGATGGTTCACTTCTATGTATGCCTAGAGAGTACAACATAAAGAACGTAGGAATAGCCACAGAAGGCATAAATGGAGCGATTAAAATAGCCTTTGATGCAGTTTATAGCATTAAAGGCTTAACGCTTGATTTTGGCGCTGTATACCCTGAAGAATTTAAGGTTATAACAGCAAATGAAGAATTTATTTTTTCTAATAATTCAGCAGTATTCCAAACAACTCAAAACTTTGGTGATACACCATATATCATAATCAGGCCAACAGTAATGCAGGCGCAGAGATTAAGACTAAAAAGCGCAGTAATGGGAATAGCCTTAACCTTTGGTAATGATGAGGTGTCAGATTCTAATTACAGTGAATTTATATCGCCAATAAGTGAAGAGGTATCAAGCAGTAGCTTTGATGTAACCATTATTGATAACGAGAATATTTACAACGTAGATTCTGATGATTCATTTATTAATTTCTTAGAAGCAGGACAGAATGTATCAGTGGTAATGGGCGCTACACTTGAGAATGGTGATATTGAGTGGGTGAATGTGTGCAATTTATCACTAGACAGTTGGAGCAGTTCAAAAGGACAGTTCCAGTTCAGCGCAGTAGATAAGTTTGCTAATCAGGATGATAAATACACGCTAGGAAATAGAATTTACGATAGAAGCGCTTATACAGAAATACAGAATATCCTAGAAGATATGGGATTGACAGCAGACCAGTACAGCATAGAAAACTATTTGTCAGCAGTAACGCTTCATAATCCTATACCTGAAGCAAGCCATAAAGAGTGTTTACAGATGATAGCAAACGCTTGCAGATGCGTTGTATATCAGGATTATTCAGGCAAGATATGCGTAAGAACAAACTTTGCGCTGGTTTTAGATGCAGAGGATGTTGTTGTTGATACATATGGAACTAAAACAGAGTGGAGCAATCCTGAAAATATCTTAGCTGGTTCTCATTATGTATATTCAGACTTTACAAGAGACTTTTTCAGGGCAGATGGTACACAGTCAATCTTACCGACTACTGATGATTACCTTGATACTGGTTATATATCAAATGAGGTAGCAGATGGAAGCGGATTGTTTAAGAATAATCCAAAGATATCACTGGCCTTTGAAAATGCTTCTTCATACTATGGTTTACACGTTAAATTTGATGGTAATGCACCTGAAGAAATGATTATCAGGACTTACCTTGATGATAGAAAAGTAAGCGAGAGAACATATAGAGAGCTTGATAATGATACATACATATCATACGAGTTTACGAGATTTAATAAGATTGAATTTGAGTTTGCTAAAGCTACACCATACAATCGAGTGCTTATTAATAAAATAGCCTTTGGTGATTTTAATGATTATAAGCTAAAGTTTAATGATATGAAAGAAGAGCCATATGGAGCTAAAGAGCGCCCTATTAAGTCTATAAGCGTAAAGATATTCACTTACGAAAATAAGACCGATAAAGATGGCAATATTAAGCCTGAAGAGGTAAAGGATGATGTATGGTACTACTCTGAAATGGGTTCAGTCGGTGAAAATCTAGAAGTAGAAAACCCATTAATCCATAATGCAGAAATGGCGCAAACATTATGCGAGTGGCTAGAGAACTATTACAGAAATAATGTTGAGTATTCAGTGGATTATCGAGGTGATGCAAGATTAAATGCAAACGATATCATCCATATGGAAAGCAGGGCAATAAATAATTTGCAAGTAGCAATCATAGAAAATAACCTAAAGTTTAATGGAGCTTGGAGCGGTTCACTTACTATGAGAAAAGCACTTAGAAAAGGAGAAGAGTAATGAAGAAAGTAATTAACAATTTACTTTATGACACAGACACAGCAAAGCTCATTGTTAGCGAGCCAGCACCTGATGGAAGTTTAATTAAGAGACTTTATCAGACACAGAACAGAGCGTTTTTCTTTTTGCTGGTAGCTTCTAACGAGATAAAGCCTATTACAGAAGCAGAATGTCGAGAGTGGTTAGGATTATTCAATTATGATGCTTATGTATCAGTATTCGGTGAGCCACAGAAAGCGTGATTGAATGTATAGATTACCTAAGACAGATTGGATAGCTGATGATTATTTCAATGTATCAGACTATGAAAGAATAGTAGGTAATATCATTGAAACATATGATTTTGCTAGTTCTTTGTATGGTAGTTTTGATATGGCAGAAATGATGGAAAATGTGAACTATGAAAGCATACCACACGCTGATAATTGGAATGTGATAAGTGAAAACATAGGTATCATAAACCAGCATACATATAACTTACCGCTAGAACCTAATGAAACATATGTTGATAACGGATATTCACCAAACTATGAAGAATTTAATCGGTGGGAAACAGCAACAGAGCGTTTGATGACTACACTAAGAGTTGAAGCAAGTACAATTCCTAGACTTGCTAAAACACTAGGTAGACCAATGATAGGAAATAGATAAGGAGAAAAGAAATGCCATTAAAGACAGATTATAAGAATGATGTACTTGATACATCTAAGAACACTAAGAGGAAGTACCAGCAGACAACTAATAGTGATGGAACAATTTCACTTGATGATGTTACTGTTTATAGTCAAGAAGGTTCGTTATTAAGTGCTAATGATATTAATGCTACAAACACAGAGGTAAACAGAATTAGTGGAGATTTAACCGCTAGTGATGGAGAACCATTTAGATATGCAAAACAAGACGGAAAGCGTGGAATTTTAGTGAATGAGGGTGGTGCTGATACATTCGTCCCTTTTAGTTCAAAAGCGGATTTATTATGGACTAACCCAGCTCCAAATAATCAGTTTAGTCCACAAAAAGTTAGTCTTGATTTAAGTAAGTATGAAGCTGTTTTAATTGAAACGAAAACAAGTTACAATATTGATACACTTCCTAGAGGTATTACATATATTAACAAATTGACATTTCAAAATGTAATTCAAATAGGAAGAACTGTTGGTAGTACAAGTAATGCATCATT